GAACGCAATTCAGCAAACGCCTCGGCAAATGTTTTTCCACCATATTGTTCCTTGCAAAAATTAGTTATGGTGTCATGTGAGCAGTGGAAGAAATTGGCTATTTCTACAGCGGTACATTGTAAAGCACACAATTTCTCAAACTGCTCTTTATCGATTGGTGTAAAAGGTCGCCCACCTGGATGCTTGCCAATATCACGCATAAAAACCTCCCGTACTTTTATATGTCTACGATTTACTACATTATACCACACAAATAATACAAATGCAAACACAAAAAATAAACGCCTAAAAACGCCCGTATTTTGCGCTACAATCGATTTTCACCATTTGCTCGAGTAAATATTGCGACCCTCGAATAAAAACGATTATACGTGAAAAACTACAACTTGCAGGGTTTGCAGGGTTTTGGGCGTTTTTCATATCTTTTTTTATATATATTTTTCTCACGCGTAAAAGGTAGAAAAAACAATAAAACCCTGCAAACCCTGTATTTTTTAAACTATATATAAACTAGATATAAATGTTTGCTTAACTTTTAAATAAGAGTTAAATAAATTATATAAAATATATGTTTACAATTATATAACTATATGGTATAATACTGAGGTGTAAGGAGGTGGTACATAATGACATTAGGCGAATATGTACGAAATACGAGAAAGGATTTGGCATTGACGCAGGTAGAATTTGCGAGCAAGGTAAAAATAACACCGGTACGCTTATCGCAAATTGAGAATGGAGCGATGCCAGGAGCAAAAGTGTTGCGGTTATTGGCAAAATATTTAAAAACCGATACTGCAACATTACGGGCGATGGTAAATGACAAATCGTTATAATTTACCAAGTGGGTTTGTTAATTTATGCAACGCACCACGCACACCAATGCCACACAGGTATAGCGTAACGGAGTTATTAAAGCCGAGGTGGATGGTTAATTTAATGCGTGCTAACCCACGGTTATTGGATGGTGATGTGAGCGATCAAGTGCTAATGATACTTGGGACGGCGGTGCATAAGGTATTGGAGGAGCACACGAGCGAGGGGTTTGCTGAACGCAAAATCGAGCGAGTGGTTGGTGAGGACACGTTGGTTGGGGTAATAGACCTATACAACCCGGACACGTACACGATTGAGGATTATAAGGTAACGACGACACGGCATACGGGGACGGATGAGTGGCGGTTGCAAGGGTTAATGTACGCATGGTTGCTACGACCGGAGTACGTTGACAGGTTGCGATTTCATGCGATATTGCGTGACTGGTCATATCATCACGACGGACCGCCTGTATGGACGTGGGAGTACAAAGTCATGGCGGATGACATGGCGTATATTGAGGCGTATATTAAAACGTGGTTAAGCAATACCGAGCCATGCACACCGAGTGAACGCTGGAATGATGGCGACACATGGTGGTTATATAAGGACGGTAACGTGCGAGCGACACACCAGTGTGCGAGCGACACGGTAGCACCTAAAGGTTATCATGTGGTATACCGGGTGGGTGTTGATAAGCGGTGCGAACGGTGGTGTCCGGTTGCATCGGTATGCAAAGCGAAGAGAGAGAGGTTATAATGGGACAAGCGGTATTAGTAATTGGGAAATCGGGCAGTGGTAAATCGACGTCACTGCGAAATCTGAGTGACGTTGGTGTGATAAACGTGCTGGGCAAGCCGTTACCATTTAAGGGTGACGTGAAGTGGGTTAAGACGGACGATTATGCAAAGGTAAAATCGGTATTGTTGGGAGCACAGACGTCACGGATTGTTATTGACGACGCTGGGTATCTGATGACAAATCAGTTCATGCGAGGACACAGCAAGGGTGGTAACGTGTTCGACCTGTATAATAGCATTGGTGATAATTTTTGGGATTTGATCCAATTTATTGGGACGTTGCCAGAAGAAAAAATCGTGTATATAATGATGCACGAGGATAAAAATGATTACGGTGACATTAAACCAAAAACCATTGGCAAAATGCTTGATGACAAAGTGTGCATCGAGGGTATGTTCACGGTTGTACTACGTGCATTATATAATGACGGGAAATATCAATTTAAAACTCGCACAGACGGGTTGGATGTGGTTAAATCGCCGATAGGGATGTTCGCCGACGAGTATATTGATAATGATTTAAAAATTGTAGATGATAAAATTCGTTCGTATTATAATATAGGAGGTAATAAAGAATGAAGAAATTTAATTTAGATGACGTGCAAGAAAGCGTAAAAAACATTATCCCCGGTGCGTATATTTGTCGCATTACCGGTGTAATTGACCATCCTGATCGTGAGTATTTAGAAATCAATTTTGATATCGCCGAGGGCGAGTATAAAAATTATTACAGTGATTTATTCAAGCAATTTGGTGGTAATTGGCGTGGGCGTATATATCGCTCATATAAAGAGAAAGCCATGGTATTTTTCAAAGCGTTTATTGTAGCGGTAGAAAAGAGTAATCCGGGTTACACTTGGAATTGGGATGAGAACTCACTGATCAACAGGTTAGTTGTTGTGGTATTTGGTGAGGAAGAATATGAGTGGGAAGGTGAGTTAAGGGTTAATGTTAAGCCACAAGACACTCGTAGTATTGAGGCGTTACGTGATGGAAAAATTAAATTGCCTACACTAAAAAAATTACCACCTGCACCAGCACCTGAAATTATTGAACCGGATAAGGATTTGCCGTTTTAGGGTATGATTTGGGACAACATACCGCAAACGTTAAAAGATAATGGGTTGTGGTGTTGTTGGAGGTTAACCGATAAGGGAAAAATCCCTATTGATGCCATAACCGGTAAAATGGCGAGGAGCAACGATAGAACAACATTTCACCCATTTATTGATGTACTAAAACGACTCGCCAATTATTATAATTTTGACGAGCATGGTAAATTGCTTGGTGGGTTAGGTTTGGGTATATTTAACGGTTTCTCGGCAGTTGATATTGACAATTGCCGAGATGCCGATGGTAAACTCACACCCATGGCTGAGGATATTATTGATTATTGTCAATCATACACCGAGATATCGCCAAGTGGTAAAGGCATACGGATTATATTTAGGACAGATACGGTTATTGATAAAAATATGTATTATATAAATAACCGCAACAACGGGCTTGAGATATATATAAGTGAGAACACAAATAAATTTGTAACAATTACGGGTAACGTGTTATACCCAAGCGATGTGCGGTATGTTGATATGACGTACGTACTTAATAAATATATGTCACGTGAGAATAAATTAGATATAGCATTAACCAAAGATAAAAAATTATATGAGTTATACAACGCACAAGCACCTGGTTCTGGTGCTAATGAGAGCGAGTTAGATTTAGCGTTATGTAGTAAGTTGGCATATTATTTGGATAATAACGAGAGCATGGTTAATAGTGCGTTTATTGCATCGCCATATTTTGCGAGTAAGGATGCCGATCATAAACAAAAATGGCTTGTGCGTGATGATTACCGATTACAGACGATAAAAATGGCGTTAAAGCCCGTACCCGTTGTTGCTGATAGCAATTACGATTTAAACGATACAGGCAACGCCCACAGGTTTGTTGAGCGGTTTGGTGAGGTAATACGTTATAATGTAGATAACCAAAAGTGGATGATTTGGAACGGCAAGTATTGGCAAATGGACGTGTATAATAATATCAAAAATTACGCTGAATTAGTTATTGAGGAAATGAAGCAACAGGTATTATTGATGGCGGACACCAACGAGAAAAAAGCGCTGATGAATAACATCAAACGTGCGTTATCTAGTAGTGGTAAAATTGCATTTTTAAAAGAAGCCGAGCATATAAGTGGTGTGCCGGTTACCAACAACGACTTTGATAAAAACCCATTTATATTTAACTGCGCAAGTGGTATGGTTGATTTACGCACGGGCAATATAACACCACACGATAAAACGTTTATGTGTAGTAAATATGCACCGTACGAGGTTGACACAGCACAACCAAAAACATGGCTTAAGTTTTTAGATGAGATATTTGCTGGTAATAATGATTTAATACATTACATTCAAAAAATTATGGGTTATGCGTTAAGCGGTAGCACCCGGGAACAATGTATGTTTATTTTGCTTGGTGATGGTGCGAACGGCAAGTCGATATTGACTGAGGTGTTATACGAGGTAAGCGGAAGTTATAGCAAGACAAGCAACGTTGATGTGTTATTGGAACGTAAAAACCAAAACGGCAATTTAGGTGAAATCGCTCGATTAAATGGTGTGCGTAATGTCGTAATGGGCGAAACCAAACCGGGCGATAAATTAAACGAGGGACTGATTAAAACCATGACATCGGGGATCGAACAAATTGTAGCACGGTTTTTATACGGTAATGAGTTTGAGTTTACACCAATATTTAAAATGTTTATGATGACCAATTATCGCCCAATTATACGTGGTACTGATACGGGTATTTGGCGACGTATTAAAATTATACCCTTTGATGTAACGATACCTGATAATAAACAAGACAAAGATTTAATGAGCAAAATGCAAAAAGAGTACCCGCAAATACTAAATTGGCTAGTACAAGGTTGTATTATGTGGCAAAAAGAGGGTATTAACAACCCACAGTTAATTGATGAAAGCATTAAGCAATATCGTAGTGAGATGGATTTAGTGCAACGTTGGATTGATGAGTGTTGCGAATTGGGTGCTGGGTATAGGAGCAAGGCAATGGATTTATTTAATGCGTTTTGCAATTACATTGCGATCAACCGTGAGTTTCAGTTGAGTAATACGTTATTTGGGAGAAATATGAGCAAGAAATTTGAAAAAAGACGGTTTGGTGGTGCGATATATTATATCGGGTTACAATTAAAAGACAACCAACCGATGGCAAGTAAGAGGTGGGAAGATGTATAAGCATTATGGTATGCCATATATGGGCAGTAAAGAAAAAATATTGAATTTAATTCAATATATATTTGATCGAGA